TCCTTGAAGTTTCTTGTGATGGACGAGTACGCAGACATGAAGCCTGACGTATGGGAGCAGATCCTCCGTCCAGCACTAGCTGACCAAAAGGGTTCAGCGATGTTCATAGGTACGCCTATGGGCAGGAACCACTTTTATGAACTGTACAAGTACGCAGAACTAGGGGATGACCCAACGTACAAGGGATGGCACTTTACATCGTATGACAACCCAATACTGGACTCGGAAGAAATCGACATGGCTAAAAAGTCTATGTCATCTTATGCGTTTCGTCAGGAATTTATGGCATCATTTGAGGCCAGAGGTTCCGAAATGTTTAAGGAAGATTGGGTACACTTTGGAGAAGAGCCAGAGGTAGGTGACTACTACATCGCAGTTGACCTCGCAGGTTTTGAGGAAGTCAACAAGAAACGGACGAAGAATACAAAACTAGATGAAACTGCAATCGCTGTTGTTAAGGTTAGTCCTGATGGTTGGTACGTTGATAACATTATATATGGGCGGTGGAGCCTTGACGAGACTGCCGCCAAGATATTTCAAGCCGTTAGAGATTACAGACCCATTAGCGTTGGTATTGAAAGAGGAATAGCAAAGCAGGCAGTAATGAGTCCTCTGACAGACCTAATGAAACGCCACGGCACGTTCTTTCGTGTAGAAGAGTTGACCCACGGTAACAAGAAGAAAACTGACAGGGTTATGTGGGCGCTACAGGGCCGCTTTGAGAACGGTTACATAGATTTAAGCAAGGGTGAGTGGAACAACAGATTCTTAGACCAACTGTTTCAGTTTCCAGATCCACTGACCCACGATGACTTGGTTGACGCACTGGCATACATAGATCAGTTAGCAAAGGTTGCGTACAGCTACGATTACGAAATTGACGAACACGAAATACTAGACATTGTGGCAGGGTACTAATGAACAACAAGCGTGTTTTTAGAAGATTAAATACATACGGAATTTACGCTATATCTGCCGTAGTAATTTTTACTATGGGCTACAGCATAGCTTTAATTTAAGGAAAGTACTATGGCAGACGCAGAAATCTTAAGTCTAGACCCGCTGATGATGGAGGAATCTCTTGAAGATTGGGTAATGACTAAATGTGAAAACTGGAGAGACAACTATGAGTCAAACTACGAATCACGGTTTGAGGAATACTATAGGCTATGGAGAGGTCAATGGGACCCGGCTGACTCGGAAAGACTATCAGAGCGTTCTCGAATTATCTCTCCTGCGCTTCAGCAGGCTGTAGAGTCTAACGTAGCAGAACTAGAAGAAGCTACATTTGGTCGTGGAAAGTGGTTTGATATTGCTGACGATGTTAATGACAAAGACAACCAAGACATTCAGTATCTCCGAAAGAAGCTGACGGAAGACTTTGAGAACACCAAGGTACGTAAGGCTGTTGCTGAGTGCTTGATTAACTCTGCTGTCTTTGGTACGGGTGTAGGAGAGATTGTCCTTGAGGAGATCAAGGAGATGGCTCCAGCTACCCAGCCTGTTATGGGCGGTGAGCTAACTGCTGTAGGTGTCAACATTACTGACAGGATCGTAGTCAAACTCAAGCCTGTCTTGCCCCAGAACTTCCTGATTGACCCTGTAGCTACGTCTGTAGAAGACGCTATGGGTGTGGCTATTGACGAGTTTGTGTCAAAGCACTCTGTAGAACTCCTGCAGGAACAGGGCGTTTACAACGAAGCGTACATTGATACAGCGGCTCCTGACACAGACCTAGAGCCAGATCAAGACCTCACGCTCTACAACGATGACAGGGTTAGACTGACGAAGTACTACGGACTTGTGCCTCGCGCACTTCTTGAGGCTGAAGGAGTAGAAGTTGAGTCTGACTCTATGTATGTTGAGGCTGTCGTAGTTATAGCTAACGGTGGCACACTGCTCAAGGCTGAAGCCAACCCTTACATGATGCAGGATCGTCCTGTAGTAGCGTTTCCTTGGGACGTTGTTCCGGGCCGCTTCTGGGGCCGTGGTGTCTGCGAGAAGGGCTACAACAGCCAGAAGGCGCTTGATACAGAACTACGCGCACGTATTGACGCCCTGAGTCTTACTATTCACCCGATGCTCGCTATCGACGCTACACGGCTTCCTAGAGGAGCTAAACCTGAAGTCCGTCCGGGTAAAATGATCCTTACTAATGGAGATCCTCGTGAAGTCTTACAACCGTTCAACTTTGGGCAGGTGGGCCAGATTACTTTCGCTCAAGCGCAGGCGCTTCAACAGATGGTTCAACAAGCGACAGGCGCTGTGGACTCGGCAGGGATCTCTGGACAGGTCAATGGTGAAGCCACTGCTGCTGGGATCAGTATGTCTCTTGGTGCTATTATCAAACGTCATAAGCGCACTCTTATAAACTTCCAACAATCGTTCCTGCTTCCGTTTGTTTCTAAAGCGGCTCACAGGTATATGCAGTTTGACCCCGAGAACTACCCTGTGGCTGACTACAAGTTTAACGCTACGTCTACTCTGGGTATCATCGCTAGGGAATACGAGGTTACTCAGCTTGTGCAGCTTCTGCAGACCATGAAACAAGATTCCCCGATCTACCCTGTGTTGATCCAGAGCATCATAGACAACATGAACCTCAGTAACCGTGAGGAACTCATTGCGTCTATGCAACAGGCTCAACAGCCAGATCCTCAGGCACAGCAGATGGCTCAGATGGCTCAACAAGCACAGCTTGAGTTTCAGCAGAGTCAAACTGCGGCACTTAAAGGACAAGCGGCAGAATCTCAGGCACGAGCAGGTAAGTACGCCATTGAAACTCAGCTTGCACCTCAAGAACTTGAGATTGACAAGATCAGCGCCATCACACGTAATCTTCAGGCTGGCGACACAGATGACAGAGAGTTTGAGAAGCGTCTCAAGATTGCTGAAGTAGCCTTAAAAGAGAAAGCCTTAAACGACAAAGGAGCAACACCCAGTGTTAATGACACAAACCGAAATGAACAAACTCCTAGAGCAGATCAACAGCCTGTTCCAAACCCAATTCAGCAGGCTGGACGCGCTGGAGAGCAAACTCGTGGACCTAGAGGGCCGAATGTCGGGCCTGCACCAGAAGGAGTCATCTGATGCCAAAGGAGAAAGACCCAAAGCTAAAGCGAGCAGGAGTAAGCGGGTACAACAAGCCGAAGCGAACGCCTAGTCACCCGACTAAGAAGTTTGTTGTAGTTGCCAAAGAAGGCGACAAAACTAAGACTATTCGGTTTGGTGATGCCAAGATGAAGATTAAGAAAGATCAACCAGCTAGACGTAAATCATTTAGGGCTAGGCACAAGTGCGACACAAGCAAGCCTAGCAAATTAAGCGCAAGATACTGGTCTTGCAAAAACTGGTAAGGAGATAGTTATGCCAATGGTAGGAAATAAAAAATATTCATACACCGCTAAGGGCAAAGCAAAGGCTAAGGCGGCTGCAAAGCGAACAGGCAAAAAAGTAAAAAAGGCTAAAGGATACTAAGATGGCTAAACGAGGTCTATATAGTAACATTAATGCTAAACGTAAGCGTATTGCCGCTGGATCAGGTGAAACAATGCGTAAACCGGGGTCTAAGGGCGCTCCCAAGGCCTCTGCCTTTAAAAAAGCAGCAAAAACTGCCAAAAAACGCAAATAGTACTTGACAAACGCAAAAAAGTATGATATAATATACAGTGTACTTAGGTACATCTTATTAACAGAGACAACCCAAGGGGCCTCAAGTGGATCAAGAAACACAGCAGTACTATGACGCATACTTTAGTCTTTTTATTACAGACGGTTGGAAACAGTTAATACAAGAGTTTACTACTAACGCTCTTTCTATTAACAGTATAGAAGCCGCTAAAGATGCTAATGATATGAACTTTCGTAAGGGACAACTAAACATATTAGCCCACTTACTTAATCTAGAAACTATCGTCAATACCAACTATGAGGAAGCAAACAAGGCTTCTGAAGAAGATGATTAAAGTATTTGATTTTCGTTGTACTAATGGACACACTTTTGAAGCATTTGTAGAAGCAGGTACTACATCCAGTAGGTGCGGATGCGGTGCTAATGCTACAAAGATTGTCTCAGCAACTAATCACATCCTTGATGGTGCTTCTGGGGATTTCCCCGGCAGGCACATGAAATGGGTTCGTGAACATCAGAACGCTGGGAAAAACACGAGGGAATCTCAATAGAGGCAACTCCCATTTTATTTCTCCATAACCTATTTAGGCGGGGTAAAGTTTACAATGTCAAGAGCGACACTAATTGATGAGCGTCAGGAAGAGGAACTAGAAGCAACCGATCAACTCGACACACAGGACACCGTAGAGACTCCTCAAGAAGAGGAACAACCTCAGGCTCCTGAGTTGCCCGAAAAGTACCAAGGTAAGTCTGTCGAAGACCTCGTACAGATGCACCAAGAACTTGAGAAGTTTTCAGGTAAACAGAGTACGGAAGTTGGCGAGTTACGACAGATTGTTGATAACCACATCCAGACACAACTCTCTACACAACAAGCACCTCAACAACAGCAACAACAAGACGATGAAGATGATGTTGATTTCTTTGTTGATCCCAAGTCTGCTGTTCAACGAGCAATAGACAACCACCCTAAGATCAAAGAAGCGCAAGAGTACACTGCACTAGCTAAGAAACAGTCTACTCTAGCACAACTTCAGCAGCAACACCCAGAAATGGAAGCTATCCTACAGGATACTAAGTTTGCTGAGTGGATCAAAGGGTCAAAAGTCCGAACACAGTTGTTTGTTCAGGCTGACCAGCAGTACGACTACGATGCTGCCAACGAACTGTTTAGTCTCTGGAAAGAGCGTAACCAAGTAGTTGAGCAAACAGCGCAAGCTGAAAAAGCAGCCCGTAAGAGTGCAGTTAAGTCAGCAAGCACAGGCAACGCTCGCGGAACATCAGAGGGGTCACGTAAGAAAGTTTATCGTCGTGCTGACATTATTAAACTTATGCGTACCGACCCAGATCGTTATCAAAGCCTATCAGATGAATTACTGAAGGCATACTCAGAGGGTCGGGTTCGATAGCCTAAAGGAGAAATATCATGGCTAATGAAACCTCTGGCACTTATTTTACAGCTAATGCTGTAGTAGATAAGACTGCTGCTGGGACTTTTATCCCAGAAATCTGGAGCGACGAAGTAATCGCCGCGTATCAAAAGAACCTGAAAATGGCTCCCCTTGTCAAGCGTCTTACGATGTCTGGTAAGAAGGGTGACGTTATTCACGTACCTAAGCCTATTCGTGGCTCTGCATCTGCTAAGGCAGAAGCTACTGCAGTTACGATTCAGGCCAACCTTGAGACTGAACTGCAGATCACTGTAGATCGTCACTTTGAGTACTCGCGTCTGATCGAAGACATCGTAGAAGTACAAGCTCTGTCCTCTCTGCGACAGTTTTACACCGAAGATGCTGGTTACCAACTGGCTCTAAAGGTTGACACTGACCTTATCAACGCTGCTACTGGTTTCGGTAACGGAACTCGTACTCAGTCACCCGCCGCTACTGGCGCAAACTGGGTAAACAGCAACAGCTACTACTTCAATGCCGCTACTGGCTTGTCTACGTACGCTGTTGATACTGTAGCTACAGGTGACAACTTCACTGACCTCGGATTCCGCGAAGCTATCAAGCTGATGGATGATGCTGACGTACCTATGGACAACCGTTGTTTGGTAATCCCTCCTGCGTCACGTAAGTCAATCATGGGAATTGATCGCTACGTTTCTTCCGACTTTGTTGGTGGCCGTGGTGTTGAGTCAGGACTCATCGGTAACTTGTACGGTGTTGACGTATACGTTTCTAGCAACTGTCCCATAGTTGAGACAGGTGGCGAGAACGGTGCTTCAGCTCTTGATACCCGTGGTTGCTTGTTCTTCCACAAAGACGCTCTCGTAATGGCAGAGCAAATGGCTGTACGTTCGCAGACTCAGTACAAGCAAGAGTACTTGTCTACTCTGTACACTGCGGATACTCTGTACGGTATCCAGACTTACCGTCCCGAAGCAGGATTTATCCTCGCTGTCATTGACGAGTAATCGTTCTACGGGGTCGGCAACGGCCCCTTTTTTTCCTTGTTTGTTTTTGTAGGAGCAATCTATGCCAATTTATCGTGGTGATGGTGGTTCAGGTGATGCCTCTACGGATGCGTATGCGTCACAGGTAGCTACCCACGCACAGACTGCCACTACAAAAGCAAACGAAGCTGCTGCTAGTGCAACCGCTGCGGCGGCTAGTGCTACTGCGGCTGCTAATGAAGCTACAACTTTTAATAATAGTTTAGGTGCTGCTGCTACTACATTGTCAGCAGGGGCCTCTGCTACCGCATCTTACAACAGTTCAACAAAAGTTTTTACCCTTGGTATTCCTACAGGCGCTACAGGTGCTACAGGATCTACAGGATCACAAGGTGCTACAGGTTCACAAGGGGCTACAGGCGCTCAAGGACCACAAGGCGCTACCGGGGCACAGGGTCCACAGGGTGCTACTGGTGCCGCTGGATCAGATGGTTCTGACGGTTCTGATGGAGCTACAGGCTCACAGGGTGCTACAGGCCCACAGGGTGCTACAGGAGCTACAGGAGCTACTGGTGCTGCTGGGGCTGATGGCGCTGGGGTTGCTACAGGTGGATCAGCAGGACAAGCCTTAGTCAAAATTGATAGTACTAACTACAACACACAGTGGGCTACTGTCTTGACAGCCAACCAAACTATTACGTTATCTGGAGCAGTCACTGGTTCAGGTACAACATCTATTACTACAACACTGTCAACTATTGACGGAGGTACTTATTAATGGCTACAACTATTAAGCTAAAGAACGGTTCAGGCGCACCAGCGGCAAGTGATCTTGTTCAGGGTGAACCTGCATTTGATCTTACTAATAAGCGCCTCTACACAGAAAACGGAAGTGGTGCTGTAATTGAGATTGGTACTGTACCTAGTACTATTGACATCAACGCTGGAACGATTGACGGTGCTGTTATCGGTGGAGCTAGTGCCGCAGTAGGTACATTTACTACAGCTAACGCAACCACTGTTGACACAACCAACATTGAAGTTACAAACTTAAAAGCTAAGGACGGTACAGCCGCAGGGTCTATTGCAGACTCTACAGGCGTAGTAACGGTAGCGAGTGCAGTACTGACTACTGCTGACATTAACGGTGGTACAGCGGATGCCGTGGTAATTGGTGGCTCTACTGCCGCCGCAGGTACATTCACAGCAGGTACATTTACAAC